TCCATTGCAAAAGGGCAAGTTGTTCCTGTTGGTAAATTATATTCATAAACTTCACCAACATAATATGTTTTTTTCTTTACGAATTTGCTCATTTTAATTTAATTAATAAGTCATTATAATATTCCCGGCATTCTTCTATTCGTGTTTTAATCTCTTCTATTACTTCGTTATCTCTTTCTATTATAAACGTCTTTAGGCGCTTTTCTTTTGGGATATGACCAAATGTATGTTTAGCCTGTACAAAGTCCCTTAAATTTAAGTCTTCCTCGATTAAACTTGCCTTCCAGTGTTCACGTCTTATTTCATCTTCAACTATTTGTAAAGGGGTGTCAATTAAACAATAACATAAAAGGCTTTCTTGTTTGCCGGTCAACCACATATATCCTTGTAATTGGTAAAAATAAGACTTATTAGTTAATTTAGTATCAAAAAATGGAAACGTTGTTGCATCGTAACTTGACTTTACATCTAAAAGGATCTCATTTGTATTTACATCCGGTGTCCCTGTAATCCAATCATTAGTAAAATGTTCTTCGTTTTTATATATGAATCCTAAATCCAGTACATCATTACATAAAGCAATTGAAAGGTCTTCTACTTCATTTCCTTTGTCGGTATATCTGCTTGAAAACTCTTTTCTTATTCCGTAAACTTCCTCAATAGCTAATTCTTGGAGGTAAGTCTTAGTAGTTTGGCTTAACAACTCCCCCTTTGTTTTAGGGGAAGTCATTATTTTGCCTATAGATGAACATCTTATTTTCATTGTAAAATAAGTTTAGTTTGTTCAGGTGTTAATTCAAATGTCTTTAGCAGCTCATCGGTAGTATATTCTCCCTCACTTATTGCCTTAATTGCCTTTGCTAGTCTTTTATCGTCAATAGCAACTTTCTTAGATTCGTTTTTTACTTCAGTTTTAATTTGTTCTCCACCGGCATCTGTATCTTTATCGCTAACTATTCCTAGAATACTACTTAAAGCATATCTACGTAAGTAAGTAATTGCAGATCCTAAAACTTGAAAGTCATTCATACCTTTCAATTGTACTCCCTGTGGAATAGCTGTTATGCTTTCTATTGTTTCGCCACTTTCAGCGTGGAAAACAATTGTTACTAATTGAGCTCCATTAATTAATTGAGTAAATCCTAATCCGTATTTTTTTAATATTGGATTAATTACCTCAAATATTTTTGGTAAATCTGCATAAGTATATCCATACCCTTGCGTTGCTTTGTGAATTGTTGGAACTTCCTGTTGGAATTCTGCTAGACTTTTAAATAAATGTTTCATTTGGTTAATTTTTATTGGTTAATATTAATTGTTTAATGCTTCTTCGTATGTTTCAAAAAATAACTCTTGGTCAATTTTATAATTATATTTAATGTATTCAACCTCTTGCCCAAAACAAGATACTATTTGTATTCCGTTTTCTAATGCTAAATAAACATATCCAGTATTTTTATTAAATCCTGAACCTTCTATTATTTCATTATAAGCATATTTTAAATGTGCTTTTTGAATAAGAACCCAGCTTAAATAATCAGAAGTTCCTAAATCATTAATAAATTCATTTGTTGTCATTTGGTTAGTTTTAATTGGTTAATAATTATCTGTAAATATAAACATTATATTTTAATACAATGCTATTTTTTTATATTTTTTTTGCTTGATTAATATTTATTAAGCCATAAGTTTTTTTAACTTTTGTTTTTAAATTAATTTCTGTTGTTTTTGGCATTTTAATATTGGTAATCCAAATTGGATCTATCGTTCTTAAATCAAAAGCAAATATGCCTTCAGGTGTTGAATTTATATATAATGGTATTTCATTTAGCTGTATATATTTTTTTACTAAATAATAATACTTGGATCTTTCAATCATTAATTCTTTGTAATGTGTCTTTCTGCATTTGAGCTCTATTCGTGTATTTGTTGAATATGAAAAACAATCATAAGAACTATATTTATCTGTACTTAGTTCTAAGTCATTCCAGTATTTATTTTTTAAATAATCAAATAGCGTCCTTTCATTCATTTATCTTTTTTTTATACAGGTTGATAATTTCTTTTAACTCTTCCCTAGTATATTTTTTCTCTTGGTGAGCTTTACCCTGAAGTTCAATTAACTTTTCTGATCCTATTCGTTTTTGTATTCCGATTTGATAGTTTAACAGATTACCGTGTAAGTATTGATTACAATAAACGCATTGGCCGTGGACATTATCTTCATCGTATGTAATTACTTTGTGACCACCGCTTGAAAAATAATGGCCGGCATCAAACTTTTGGCCTAATGCAGATCCACAAGATATACATCCTTTGTTTCTATCCCTATTTCTTATAAATGAATTAAAATAAATTTGAGCTAGTTTGTGTAATTCCTGGACGGTTTGTAATTTTTCTTTAATTTCTTTTTTCTTTTTTACCCATTGTTTGTCTTGTTCACTTTTTAACCAAATTTGAACACATTCCTTATTTAAGCAATATTTTTGATTAAAATTTACCGGAGTGAATCCTTCCTTACAATTTTTACATTTTTTCATATTAAAAATTATTTGCTTTTAATTCGTTTTGTAATTGCTTAACCTCAAACTTTAATTCTAAATTTAATCTCTCTAGCCTGTAAGATGATTGTGAATATTCTCGAGCTTGTTTCTCTAAAATTATAAATGTGCTTAACACCTCAGATAGTTCAGATTCAGTTTCAAGCATAGAATTAATTAAGTCTTTTCTGTGTTCGTTTTTCTCTTCGATTTCTTCCCTACTCGCTTTAAGCTTTAGTAAAGTTTTCCGTAAAATAGCTCTTGCTTTTAATATTTCTAGTTCCATTGTATTTTTTTATTAGTTTATAATCCGCAATAACCGCTATCGCATTCGTTAAAATCATCTTCAAATAAATTGCCTTGTAATTTATGACTTTTTATTTTATCGTAACTTACTCCATTTTTAAATGTTCGGCCTTCAGTTTCTTGTTTTGAAAACCAATCAAATTTGTTTGGGTGTTTTTCCGACATTAATTTTAATAATAATTCGTTGCGGTGAAAGCAACCTACGCAATTATTCATAAAAGCAAATCTAACATTTTTATCCTTCCAGAATTCTTCAATCTTATCTTTAAAAATAGCATCTTGGATTAAAGGAAAACTTGGTTTTTGCCATTCAATTAAACCCCACTTATTTTGAGTTTTTCTTTTTCCTATAATATCTTTAAATTCTAAAATTCCATTTTTATTTGTTTTTTCAATCATTGTTTTTGCTCTACTCATCTCATTTACTCTAAATCCTATTCGCATTTCTATTGGTTCGGTAAAGTTGTTTTTCCACCAATTAAAAATAGGTTGTAGTTTCATTTCAGTTGTGCAAAATCTACTCATTATATTTGGTAAATAGTTTCCGTGTTTTACTATTATTTCTTCAAATGTTTTACCTGTTACCCAATCTATTTTTGTTCCAAGAGTTTGCTCTAAATCTAACATTGTATAAATTATTGCATCTTCTTCTAATGTTCCTATAAATTCAACACCTAATTTATCGCTTACAATTTGTCTAAGTTTAGGATCTGGAAATAAACAATTTTTATCATTAGTTCTAACCAAAGAAAAAACATTAAAATCTGCGGGATAATTTACAGCTATATATGCGGATGTTTTACCACCGCTTATTGAGTTACAAGTTTTCATATTATTAATTATTTATTTGTTTAGTTGCATATGCCTTTTCGTATACATTTGGCGCTGGATTACTTTGCTCAAAATAACTTAGTCTTTCTTTATCAAACCAAATCTCAATCATTCCAATATTACCGTTGCTTCTTGGCTTAATTTTGTTGAAATGGATTTCAGCTAAATTAAAAGTAGGATCTTGCCTGTGTACAGTAATCATACATTTACCGGAATTGAACCACTCACTACCACCTTTTAAATCATAAGGTACAGGAGCGTTTCTTTTTCCGTTTTCTTTTTCGGTTAACTTTGGATGTATAATAGTATGTAAATGTAAATCATTATCTTCTGCTATTTGGTTTCTGTATGGTAAAACATATTCTAAATATTGAGCATATCCACCAAAGTCATTATAAGGATGATTTAAATCTTTCCAGCTATCAATTGATGCTGTATGCAATTCACCTTGTTTTTTTAACTCTACTGCCATATCCCAAAATTGAACCGGTGTAAGTTTAGCTTTTACATCTTTTTTAGTTAATACTTTAAAATGATTTAGAACCCAATCAATTGCCTGTGTTATTTCCTTATCCTGGATTACATTTCTATCAAGTGGATTAAAACTTTTGCCGGTCTTCTTATTTATTAAGTCTGCTATAATCTCTACATTGCTACCAACATCCGGAAAGTAAACTAAATGCTTCCATCCGTAAAATTTAGATGTATTCATTAAACACTCCATTAGCACCTGTGTCTTTCCCGACATTGGGAATCCAGTCCAATCTGTGCAGTTACCTAAGCTCATTGAATAATGCTCGTGTAACTTTGAAAAACCTAAATACTTTCCTTTTTGATTATAAGTATCTCTATATTTAAACAGATCAGTGATAACATCACCAACTTCTGTAATTTTAAATCCATTTAACTCCACGGTGCTTTCCATTTTTTAGGTTCGTTTATTTCTTCTATTGTTTGTATGTTTTCCCAAAATAGGCCTTGCCAACCTTGTTCAATTGACTTATTTATTATAGCCTTACATTGTTCACCTGAATAACTATTCATTTTAACTAAAATAGAATCGATGCTTTGTTGGGATAGTGACTTTTTTATAGACTTTCTATAATTAATCCAAGAATCTAAAAATGCAGTACCGAAAAACCATGGATCACTTAAGATTGAATAATTGTCATATATGATTTCAACTGACGCGTGTGAGTGTAATTTGAAATC